CCTGATACACGCATGAGTAATGATACATCACCAAGTTTGGCGCGTTTCTCTGCTTCGTCAGCTAAAACAGACCAGTAAGCACCTTTATTTGAACCTGGGAGTGGTTCTCTTCCGCGCAGTACAACATCCTCAATATCCTCAATACGTTCAGTGAGTGCAATGCGTACTTGTTCTGGATTAGTTTGACGTTCTATAAGTGGCACATTTTCCTCACTCTTCACTATTCTCTGGTACGCTGCTTCTTTTTCTGGCGTGATTCCTTTTCCCTCAACTACGTTACTAGCATTTATCTGTTCGGTAGATGGTATTGGTTCAATAGCCTTCGCCTGAGTACCGCGAAGTATTCCACCTGGAGTGGTCGGTTGAGGAGGAGGTATCGTTACTTCACCGCTAAGAGGTTTCAATACGCCAGTGAAATTCTTATTGTCGTTTATAGTTGCGTTGGAAACAACCTGAGATGGATTCTCTGGGACCATTTCTTGTGCAATCTTGTACAGCTTTTCTGGTACATATTTACTAGTACCTCCATATGTGTCTGTATATTTTCCGAACACGGCGGACAACTGACCCTTGGAGTAGCCCTGTTGTTCAAGCGAAAGTGCAGCGTCTCTAAACTGTAGTGGTTTGGGAGATGCTTTCGGAATTACAACTTCTCCAGCTTTCCTTTCTGGAATAGATGCCTCACCCATAGGATACACAGGTTCAGTTTTTGGGTATTGTACTGGTCCATTATCTACCCTTGAAACTGCGTCTTCAGCAACCCGAGCCTCTGTTTGCGAAACCTTGTTTGAAAACTTTGGCATAACTTTCGGTAATACTTTCCCAAGTCCATAACCAAAAGCAGCACCAGCACCAACATTCAGAGCTGTTTCCTTGCTTAAAATATCATTCCCTTGCCTCATTGAGGTTCCTAGTCCACTCACAGCTCCTCCAGCACCAAGTTTTACAGCAGTACCACCTGGAATAGCAAATGCCCCAGTTTCGACTACTCTACCAATGTCTTTCATTACGTCGGCTCCGCTTTCTGGGACTGGAGCGATAAGACCACCTGAGAGTTTGGAACTCACACGATTGATGTCTTCGTTCGATGCACCAGCAATAGACGCGACTGCTTGTGGGATACGAGCAGGGATGGTTACCGCCGAAGAAGCAACCTCTTTTGCGACATCTTTGACTGCTGTGCCTATCTTCGAGATAAGAGATTTTTCTGGTAGCGGCTGCGGCTTCTTTGCACCTACAGGGTAGAGTTCTTTTCCTTCGGTAGCAGAAACTTGCTCTCGTATTGCAGAGAGCATACTCTTCTTTTGTTTTTCAATTTTATTGAGAGTAGACATGACTTATTCGTTAGTCGGCAATGCGCCACGAATAATCTTTATGTCTGCTGCTGTTAACCCGTATGAAGATTCTTCGCCCTCCTTAATTAAGTACCCAAATTCTTCAATAAATTCTTTTCTGGTCATATCTGCTTCTTTCGAGGCGACAAGAGCTGTCTTCCATCCTTCGGGGGTTGCATAACCTCTATCGTCAACAAACGGAACACCATCACTATCTGGAATTGTAACGCCACTACCAGGGGCAAAAGCGTTCGCCAGTGTCCCAACTGCGTTCATTTTATCAGCAGAAGCAGATTTCGCTGGGTGCGTTGCCTTGTACCACTCTATCTCTGTTTGAGCAGCCTCGCGAGGACTCATCTTCCCGACCTGTGCAGTTTCAGCAGTTGTCTTTGCGGTCTGAGCTTGTTTGTAAGCCAAATCAGCAGCAGCCTTTTCTTGTTCAGATGCAGCCTTCTCTTGAGCGGACGAGTATTCTGAGTTTTTCTTTGCAACTTCGTTCCGTATATATTCAGCAGAAAGTCCGAGTTTTGCAGACAGATTTGCAATATCAGTATCACTAAGTTTATTATCCTTAATATTACTCAGAGCATCTTCAAGTATTGCCTTTCTTACTGAGTTCTTGTTCTTTATCGCCTCTGCGTAAGTCTTTCCTCCCTCTGCTTTTGCTTGGTCGAATCGCTCCTGTGCTTTTGCAACCTGGTCGTCAATCTTGCCGTATATTGCATTTATCTCCTGATTGCGCTGTGCAATAATGAGAGCTTCTGCTGCTGCTTGTTCCTTCTGGTTAGCAGTTTGTATTCCACTCTGCTGTGCTTCTGCCATTGGATTACCAACTATCCCTCCCTGAACAGCAGACAATCTACCTTGCTGCTCTCTGGCTGCGTATACAGGTGCGTTATTCGCACGAGACTGCGCTATCATGTCGTTATAGAGTGAATTGATTGAGTTTATTCTATCCTGGTAAAGACTCGTGTATTTCTGTTGTTCTGATGCTGAGTTGAAATTTGCAGTAGAATCAGCCAATCCCTGTGCAGCAAGTGAACCATAAGCATTCATCTCATTGAGATAATCTGTCGGAATTTCCCCTATGCTGGCAATCGAACCATCAGCAGGCGGAGTAATACCAGTGCGAGTTTTATACTGGTCTGGAGTCTCACCCTGCCTCATCCATAAATCATTTACTGTTTGTGAAGTAGGTACAGATTCAGTTATTGGTGATTTTGCAACAACTGGTGTACTAGGAGCAGTAACTTTTGGAGCTGCTGCTTGCTGTGTAACTACCTGAGGAGCAACTATTGGCTTCGGAGCAAGAGCACTTGCGAGAGAATATGGAGCAACAGAACTTTGAGCAGTCGAATTTCCATATGTACCTTTACCATAAGTAGTAGGTACTCCACCAAACGGATTAAATACTGTCCCAACAGCCCCCGCAGTATTAATTAAACCAGAGCCTATTGCACCAAGTATATTTCCACCAGTAGTTGAAAGAGATGGTGCTGCGTTCTGAGTTGGTTGAACAGGTATAGCTCCGTATTGATACTGGTCTTGAAAGAAAGGATTTGTTGCCATATTTATACGTTATCCTGCTTAATCAATAAGGTTGTTGATGAGAGTGCAATTCCAACTTTTCTAGATACTGTACCAGCAGAGGTAGATATTGCCCCTGGTGTATTTGACAGGTAGTATGTTGCTCCTGGAGTTAGTCCAGAAAGACCACTTACTACACCTCCGACCGCAACAACGCCAGATGCACTTGCTGAAATACTAGATGTTGCAAATCCTATAAATGCGTTGCTTCTTGCTTTTGACGATGCGGCTGTTGTTTTTGATATTTGACCAGACGTAGTATCTAACTCTGACACAGAGTAGTATAATGGTCCGTTCCCAGTTCCCCATGTAGAGCCACTGTTTGTTGAAACACCAGCAGCACCAGCCGTTGAACCTACTGGATTCGCATACCATGAATATCCTGCACCAGTATTACTGAAAACCAAATGATATGTCGTGCTTGGAGAAACTTCGACTGGGCTTGAGAACGTAAATGTGTATGTAACTGGAGTATCTGCTGGAGCGGAACCACTCGATATTGTAACCGAGCCTATATCTGCCCCAGTTGGTGAACCGCCAGAGTTGGCTCTTATCGAGCATGTCAAGTTTTGCGGCTCAGCTCCACCAGAACCCCTCATTATGCTGATAGTTGCTTTTTTTATGAATGTTGTTGTTGCTGACGTTGTAAACTGCTGCGAAACCCAGTTACCTCCGAATAAGTTTAACGCCGTTCCTCCAGTTACTGTAGACGAAGATAATATAAATTCAGCACCGTCACCAATAGCGACGGAGTCTCCTGCTGAAATATTTTCTTGTGCTGTCAGTGTGACATTACTCTGGACTCCAATTAGTGCAGAACCGTTAAGTGCTGGTAGGGATGTTCCATTTGCCCTGACTATTTTTCCAGAGGCACCAGATGATGAAACATCTGCGGCATCTATCAATTTATTCGACGCAGAAACCGCAGTGCCAGAATTTCCAGCAATCGCATCATTCTCGTCTTGTGTTGGTAACCTTGGGTCATTGTCACCTACTGATATCGGATTACTCGCGCTAGAAGGTGCGACTGATAGTTTGGAAATCCCCTTTATTGTTGTTGAAGCATCTGCTCCACCAGCAATAGCAACTCCGTCCACGTATGCCTTCGTTGCAATGTGCTTGGCGTCACTTATTGTTGCTGTGCCATCGTACATTAACGGATTAGTAGAGTCAAAATCAGTAGTGCCATCAAGCAAATCAAGCATTCTCTTGAGTGCCACATGGTCAGAGATTATAACCTCCGCACCTTTTCGATGTGCTAATGCAAAACCAGATGTTCCGACACCTGTTCCACGAGTAACAGTCTTAATGTTCGTAAGCGAAGTTCCAGAAAGAGTAGCTGTAAAATACTCCTTATTTGCGCTGTTTCGGTCTATTGTGAATCCATATGTTCCCGCAGGAAGAGCAACGCCATCATCATCTGTTGCGGAAGTAAGGGTTGCAGTTGTTGCTCCTACTGCAACTTTGGTTACGAGAGTTGTGGAGAAGTCGGCTGCTATTTTAACGAGTTCTGATGCCATAATTATTATTATTCTACACTATTATTACTGGTCTGTCAAGGTTCCATCTGTGGATACGTTCTGCTTGACCCTGTATTTTGAAGGTATCCATTGCTGGAACGTTCGGATATTGAAGTCGTCTATCATGTTTACTGAAACATACCCTATCCCAGTAGCGATAAGTTTTATTGTTCGCTTCCTAAATTTCGGGCTTTGTAGTTTTATTTCTGCAAGATATGAGCTTCCATTTTCTTCGTATGCTTCACCTCCTATTATCGACTCACCAATTCCACTTGAGCCTATGGTGAACGAAGACGAATAATCAACATATGTTCCGTTTCCAAGTATTGTGCCTACGAGTGTGAAATTATCCCCATCGTAAGACACCCAAACCTCAAGCTTCTGTTCGCGCATTATCTTTCCCTTCAATCGAAGTCTTTTTACCTTCTTGAGATTTTCTATCCCATACCGTTCGTCATTTGAAATCCAATGGTTTTCAATAAGGTCGTTATCATCATCAAATCCAGTAAGAATCTCATAACTATTAGATGATGTAGAATCTCCAACATAGAGTCTACCCTCACTTGTTGTGATTGTGTTCGCGCCATATGGCAAAACGTCAACTGCCTCAGTTCTTGTGTTATAGATAAATAGTCTATCATTAGCCTCAGCACCTTGTGTTTTTCCAGAGAATACTATATTCTCACCGTATGTTGTCATAACACATTTGTCCCATACATACTTAGAGAAGTCAAAATGCTTTGCCAATGTTATTGGTTCCAGATTATCACCATATATGTTCTTCTGAAGAATGGTCAGTTGAGGGAAATCCTCATTGGCAGTGTTCATGAAAACAATACCCTTGCCAGTTGAAACAGTGGCACGCCAGAATGGGATACCTATGTCCTTTCTGAATATCTTATTTGTCGCATTGAGGTCTATGTAGGGAGCTGTCGATGAAATATCAAGCTCATACACGGAGCGAGACTTAAATGAGTAGTATTTACCCTCGTATGCCTGTATTGATTCAACCTTGTCTCCACCCTCATCCTGACGGTAAACCGTCCCTTGGCCAGCAGTTCTTGGTGCTGAGTAAGAAAAGTCTGTTACTCCTCCAGAGTTTGAGTTTTCCCATGTATAGGCAGCAGTCCCAACACCAGCAACAGAAAATGTGTAGGCACCAGTTGTATAGTTTATCGTACCAGTATTTCCGAGTGAACCAACAAGATTCCCATTATAGTCGTCGGCGAAAACCTCACCAGATACAGTATGAGTAATAACTACTCCAAAGCAAGTTCTTTTTGAGTCCCCAGCCTTAAATGCGAGTGTCCCAGTAAGTGACGTTGTGGCCTCTGCTGAAACATCAGTATATACTGTGGAGTCCTGTACGTCTATGAATGAATTTCGTACTGCTGTATGGTCATTACTCATCCCCCACATCCACATTCTCGATGTGAAGATTGTAGATTTTGCCTTAAAGTTTTTCGCAGCATCATACAGAGAAGTATAGCTACCTGGGTTTGCAACGTGTATCTTGTATATTCCATCGAATCCAGTTGCATAAACGAAAGTTCCAGCCCTGCTCGTGTACGATGAGAACGTATATTCTTCGCCAGAAGTAAGTCCTGTTACTGTGTCAACCCACAAATCAGTAGAATCATTGTAGTACTGTATCTTTGTTGTTATTTTCCTGAAATGAACTGGAGTTCCGTCATGTTTGTATGCCCATATTTCACCCTGCACTCCACCAGAGGCAGTTTCTTCAGCTCCAAGGAGAAGCCTCCCGCGAGAAAGTTCAATCTGCCCGTCAGTAGAAATCCACCCAAGACTATCTTGAGCTGCGTTTTGTGGTATTTGTTCAGCGTCGGCAGGAATTGTGACTATCCCTTTACCGAGCGATTTGTTTATGACCTCACGAGCCATATTAGCTTATTGCTAATTTCGTATAAGCATCCTCAATTGCAAGGTCTTCAAGCTTTGAACGGTAGTCACTTATGTTTTCTGCTCGATATGAAGTTTGTTTCTCGGACTGTTCTATCGGATTAAACTTCGCTGCCATGCCGAGAGCGAGTAGATTACCAAAACTTGTAGTAGTCACAATTGGTTCATGAGTGATTGGAGTTGTGCCGAGCACTAATGCTGGCGGAATATGAATATAATCATATTCGATAGATTTTGCAGTTGTTGGCTGTAATGTGAAGTATAGACGAGAAGTACTCTTGTCAACATAGCAATATCCGTCCATATCCCTATAGTCCATTCGCGAAGAGAACGGAACAACCTTATATTCATCATAGTTTACTCCAACAAAAACTACGCTCTCATTTTCGCTGTTTTGCGACATCATTTTGAAATCTACTGGAAGAGCAACGTATGGAACTGACACGGACGTAGTGTCTGTTTTTGTCTTCTTCAGAAATTCCCAAGGCCTATCGTTGCATACCTCATCGTAGACTTCTTGCTCCAAAGCAAGTTCCTCATCCGACGAAAGTTCTGCGGCATCATCTACTTGTAGTCTAAACCTTGCTATGATTTCAGTATTCAACATGTTTTTATTATTATCTCATTCTTGGCCCCGTAAAGGACCAAGATGAAAGAACAATGATGTTTCTATGCTTATGCAGCAATGAGAACATCCAAGAACTTCCGAGAACCATCCGCAAAGGTCTTCACAGCGGCAACAACATTATTGAAGATGTTGGTGGTGAGCTGCTTCGGTTCCTCACGCATTTCGACAGTCGGCTTGTCCTGGATTGCGACATCAATCGCACCCTTCAAACCGTAGTAAGCGTGGACCATGTTCTTGTTCCACGATGCGTTGGTCTGACCTTCAGCAAGAACCAAGCGGCTAGAACCACGTCCAACAATCGTAAGAACGGTTGCCGAAGTTGCGGTTGCCGTAAGTCCAAGCGTGTCGGTAATCTTAATCTGGTCAGCAGCCGAGAGAGCAACCTGAGTAGAACTCGTGACTCCAGGGTTGTTGATAAGTCCAGCAAGATTAGTGACAGCCGTGGTCGAATCAGCAGCAGAAACCAAGAAGTTTCCAGCAGTCGAACCAATCGTGGTAACACCAGTGAACACAACACCGCCGATAGTAACAGTCTCAGCGTTCACGGAGTTTCCAGAGAACGTAAGAGTTGCTTCACCAGTGAGGTTGTTCGAGGAGTAAATCTCTGCCCCATAGAGCGTACCAGAAAAACCATTCTTGAACACAGTGTTCTCGGAGGTGATGTCCTTCCCAATCGGGAACTGAGCAATCATCGCAATCGAGTACGGGTCAAGAACCCAGCACGGATTCGTAACCGAGATGTTCGCAGCCTCAAGCTTAGCCTTCGTATTCGTAACCATCTGAGGGATAGTCGTCGAAGAAAGGGTAATCGGAGTGCCAGACGAAGACACCGTGGTCAAATCTCCATTGTCGAAGTCGAGAGCAGCGTTCATCGTCTCCTTGAGGATGACGGAATCGAGGTAAGTTGCAACCTTCATTGCAGCCTCCTTTCCAGCAACCATAGCAGGGTTCAACGGACCAGCCTGAATCTTCTCCAAGCGAGCAATCGGGAACACAGCACCAACCTGCACGTTAACAGTCATCGTTTCCTCCGAGTCAGTCAACGGGTCGATGGTCTGGTCATTCAGATTAGTGAATGCACGGACGCGAACACCAGACATATCGAGAATCGCACGCACAACCGTATCACCATAGGAGAGATTCGGTTCAAAGCGAGTATTCGCAACCTTCAATCCAACGAGAGTCTTGTTGAGGATATCCTCGTAGCGGTTTATATAATCTACCTTAAAGTCATTCAATGCAATAAGCCTACATTTGAGCTTCAACTACGTTTATTAAGTTGTAGTCTAACCCTTTCCACTATTATGTGGCGGTACAATGTTGCACCGTTTTTTTACAATTAACTTCCGTTATTTAACACTATCTACCATTTGCGTCGAGCCAGTCAAAATACTTTTTTCGAGAACTTGGGTCATCGAGCACTGCACGTTTCTGTGCGTCGCTCATTTTGCCAAAGTTTGAAATAGTTGTGACATCTTCGACTACGTTTCTTACATCGTTTTCAGAAGAACCCTTCCCGACGTTTACAGTCCCATAAACCTTCTTAATGATTTCTACGACTGGAACATTTCGATACTTGGGTGTGAGAGCAAGTTCCTTGATGAGGTCCTTGTCTGCGTCCTTTGGAAGTTCTGGATTTTCAGCCAAAGACTTCTCGTAAAGACTATCAAACGCCTTATCAAATTCCCTTTGCCTTTTCTCCTTCTCTTGGCGTTCAAGAATCGGATTGTATTTTGCCTCTATATCGTTCCGAGCACTTACTGTAGCAGCAGAGAGTATATCTTTAATAAACTCCTGGCCCACATCTGGATATTTCTTTGCAATATCCTCTGCGCCTCGGACAGAGACAGAATCCTTGTCCTTCTCTTTCGCCTCCTTTATCTCGTGCTTCAAGGTCTTCAAATCCTCCTTAAGTTCGAGATAAACTGACAACGGAACGGTATCTGGCTTTTTAGGTTCCACCTTTGCAACCTCTGCCTCGACCGAACCTTCTACGACACCATTAACCTCTGTGTCCTGAGTAACTATGGTTTCCTCCATAAGGTAACATTTTTACATTGATGCACAATGAGATTTTATTCCTTTCGGCTGGTTATGCTTCACCAGAAAGAGATTTTAGTCCTCCGACCTATATGGTAATATTCTACCATATACTAAATAATATGTCAAATATGGGTGCCCAGTTCCCCCAGCAAGAACGGAAACTCGCGGAGGGAGTTGGACACCCATAGTTTTAACTTACTTCTTGATTTTTCATTTCCTGAATTGCTTGGTCCAACTGAGAACGTATTTCCTCCTCAAGTGTTATGTCTTGCATTGCTGTAAGCATCGACAGATTGGCGGAATACTTATGCAGCATCGAAACCATCCTGTCATAATTTGGCGTAGATTCTGCTTCTTTTACCAATGCCAGAAGTGCATCAGCGCAATTATTCCGAAGAATAAGAATCAACTGCTCACCGCCCTTTGAAAGGAACAGTGCCTTTAATTCAAGGATGTTGTTCAGGTCTTGTTCAATTTCAAGAACTTTATTTTTCGACATTTTCTACGAAGTTACCAGTTTTGAGCAGCTCGTCCTTAAGTTCTTTTTCAAGCTGCTTCTGCTTCTTCTCGTTCTCAACTGCAATCTTCTTCTTGTACTTATCGTCAAGAGTCATTACTTTGAGCTGCTTCTCAATGACCATTACTTCTTCCTCGTATGCCTTCTTCATCGCCCTGAGTCCTTCGAGTTCAGCCTCCTTATCGGCGATAGATTTGTCCATCCGAGCAAGATACGTGAGCACGTCAATCATCTTGAATGTTTCCGTAACCTCCATCGTTTTTGAAATGGAGCGTTCTGCTGGGGTGATGTCCTCAGTCTCGTCAACAAACTTATAAACAGGCACTATCTTTTCCGTTTTCTTCATACGTTTTTTATTATAATATTTTTAATTACATCTTCCCATAATTCACCATTGTCTGCTGGTCAACTGCTGCCGTGTTTGGCTGCTCTGACCCTGGCTCAACTGGTGCTGCTTGCATACCCATTGCTTGACCTTGAATACTCGGCATCCCTTCACTCATAATCTGCTTATTTGCGAGGTCTACCATGTTTCTAATAACAACTGGTTCAAGGCGGTCCATGTAGTCAGCGAACACGGCGTAAGTGTTTGGATGAGCTGTGAAATACTCACTTTCGTCACGCATGTAATCCTTAATCTTCTGCATGTACGCAGTATTCGCCATGTCGTTCGGTTGTATAAACTTATCCTTCAAAAGCTGTTGGATATCGTATGCACATTCAGCCATCAATTCAGAGTTTCCGTCATTCTTTGTGTCAAGCATGTATTTTATTTCATCGTTATCGAACCCAACTAATGTTGCCTCCATCTCTGACAGTACCTTCTTGTTATAGATTCCAGTCTGGTCTGCTGCTTTCGCTGAAAGGAATGTAAGTTTGTTGCGTTTCTCTGCGTCCTTAATGCGTTCCTCGCGCCCAGAAGATATGACTGTCACATCGAGGTCTGATTTTCGCTTGAGGTCTTTATTCGATACCTTCCTAAACTTAACACCATCAATTCCAATCATCTCTATCGCAACTTTCTGCGTGAGGTGTTCGTCGAGTCCAGCGAGATATAATCTTGCAAAACGCTGCTGTGCCATTGCCTCTGAATCTGAGACAAGCATGAACCTATCAGAAGCATTCTGCATGTTCCCTTCATAGATACCAACTGCCTTCTCCTCAGCATATCCCTTCGCCGCAGAAGTAACACCAGAGTTTATGTCAGTTATTTCAGATAATTTATCGTAGACAGTTTCAGCGGTGGTTATCGGTGCAACTGGGAACATCTGAACAGCCTTACTAATATCAACTCCAGCCTTCACTGGGATAAGACCATCCTTTCGATACTTCAAAAGTGCTGGATTCTTTATCGCTGAGACATCAAATGCCTTCATCGGTCGGTTTATTGCCTCGCCATTATCCAACATCTGATTTATTGCAATACTCTTTGCCATTATCGCTTCTCGTACACCGTCGAGAGGTGATGGAGTCCAGAACTCTGTAAGGTCTGGATATGCTGCTGCGGTAAAGAACGGGAACTCTCCAAGAGCAAATTTTTCCTCTATAGGGTCAAGGGCGATTGATATACCCATCTCTTCGTTATACAGAGCGTAATACCGTTCACCGTCGTATGTCGTGTACCACTCTATGAACTTAAACACATCTTCTCGCTCGATGTTTTTTTCACCAGATACGCTCTTGACGTATCGGTTACTTGCTTCTGTATCTTCATCTGTTTGTGTGGTTATGTTTCCAGAACCATTGACAAGCTGATTAGTCTCAGTGCGTAGATATCTTCCTTTTTGTATACCAAGTTTTAGAGCATTTTTACTCTTCAGTATTCCACCACGCCCCATGTAAAATGCGTTCTCGATATCCAGTCCACCGCAAGCAGGGTCAATAAAGAACTGGTATACATCTACTGGTGTAAGATACGATTTATAACCATTCGTAGAATCTGCATGGTACTCGAATATGTACCGTCCGTAAATTGCCAACTGAACTCGTGCGAGCATTACCTTGTAATCCCAATACCCACTCTTTCGGTCTTTCTCCTTGAGAGAGTTCGCTATGTTCGCTGCGTCAAGGTCAGCTTCCTCACCCTTTACATATTTGAAATTGTATGGTGAGTTAACCTTTGAAAGGAATGTCTGCACGAAGCCCTGTGCTTCATTTAGGTTCACATTCGCACGTTCATCTGATATTTGACGCTTGTTTGAGTAGTAAAGGTCCTCATTGAGGTGCCAATTCGCCATCTTGGCCTTCTTTGCGTTGCGGGCAAACTGGATTTCATCGCCAATCTGTGCATTTATCGCATCACGGAGTTCTTTTTTGAGCATAATTATTTGTTATTATACATGAAATTTAGATTTTTGTCAATTAAATACCTATTTCATCGTAAATACGCTCACTGCCCCCGAGTTCTGCTGCCTCAAAGTCATCGTAATCGAACGATTCATCAACTGCTTCTGCAATTTGAACTTGGTATGCAGCCGAGTCCATCGTATCGTCATGTTTGGATGCTGGGAAACGGAGTAATTCTGCCTCTAGGTCCTTGCACATTCCTTCGATGTGGTAAATGTACCCATGTTCATACCTAGGTTCGAGCCACTTGATACGAGTTTCCTTATTTGTTCCACCATGAGTAAGCTCTACAACATTAGGAAAGATGTTTCTCTTCGCCATTTCCAGCGCGAGGAACGGTTGTATCGCATCTGTGAACATCGTCTTCTCTAAACCTATTGCTATTGGGTGGTATGCTGAATGAAGCTCAAAAATGAGTTCAAACAACTCGTTCTCTCCTAGTTTCTTATGGTAGGATTTTAGGTGCCACACATTATCTGAGTCAACCCAGTTAATCGTAATACCAGTAAAGTCTGATTTCTTGCTCGCTTTCTGTTTCCCTTGAGAATCAATGGTTACATAGCACGCCGTCTTCTTCTTCAATACTTCTTCAAGTGAGATGTATTTGAACATCTCTGGTTTGAATATCTGTGTCTCTCGTGTCACTGGGTTCTGTTGGTACTGAGAGTTGAACTCGTAGAATCCTATGTCTTCCTTCGTTTGATTCAAGTGCTCAAGAGTATAGTAGTCAGCCCAGAGTGCTTCTCCTTCTTTTCTGAACTCCTCATCTTCTTCAGCGACGGCTGGTAGCGCAATAACTTCCCATTCATCGCGACCACCTTCTTCTAAGATTCTACCTACAAGGTCATCATCTTTCCACCGAGTAGCCACGACAACAATAGCACCATCTGGTGTAATACGTGTGCGGAGGGTTGACTTGTACCAATCCCACAGCTTTTCAGACATGACTTCCGAGTCTGCATCTTCACGATTCTTGAAGTAATCGTCGATGACAATGATTCCTGCACCCTTACCAGTGATTGCACCTCCGACACCGACTGCGTTATATTCAGCCCTTCCGTTTGTGCTCCAACTTCCCTTTGCCTTTGCGTCTTCTGCGAGTCGTGTGTCAAAAAGAACCTTATAGTCAGGCTCATCCATGATGTTACGGACCTTGCGTCCGAAGTCAGTTGCAAGGTCGGCACCATATGATGCTGCAATGATTGACCTGTCCTTGTTTCTACCCATGCACCAAGCAGGGAAATTCACTGATACTAGCTCTGATTTACCATGACGAGGAGGCATGTTAATAATGAGGCGTTTCAATGTCCCGTTCTCAACACGTTCTAGTGCATCTGCAAGTATTTTGTGGTGCCAGTTTTCACGGTAAGAAGGAAATCTATACTTTACAAAAGGCATTAAATGTCTTCGGGCTAACTCACGCCTAGCAAGTTCCTTCTTAGCTTCTGCTGCTACATTAATCTTTTTCTGTTCTACTTCCAACTCAGTAATCTTCCGTTCAACCTTGAGTTCAGGAGAGTACGGTTTGCGTCCTGGGGTTCTCTTACTTTTTTCACTCATTTGCCATTGCGTTTAGCTCATCATCGGACAACTGCTGGAATGGTCTAGCTGCAACATTTACGTCCATTTTCTTCACAATTCTACCCTTGAGTTCATTGTACTGCTTAATTGCATTCAAACTATCAGCATCCTTACCACCAATTAAAATCTCCTGCAAGCGAACGTCTGCATTTCTATCATTAAATTGAGCCATTAACTCATTATCTATCATTGTTTTCACACCAGCATTTGCACGTAGGCGGGACCCATTGACACGACAAGTAAGATAATGTGCTTCTTGCTCTGGTGTACGTTCAAGTTTCCCTGTTTCTTCATTTACCCTTGGTTCAATATCGTAATCATACGCGGCGGCATAGGATTCTGTTGCATTACAGAAGGTGATTCCTTTTGTTGTATAAAGTTTTGCAAATAATTTCCTTTGAGGAGTTGGTTCCTTATTGTCCCCCCAAGCAGGAAGAATATCAATTAAATCGTCAGCTCGTAAGAGTTCTACGTTGTCTTTCTTTTTACTCATGCTAACATTATACACTAACAATATTATACTGTCAAATGTAATACATTCTAAATAATTTTATATTATAGATATACCAAAATGTATCACATTCTAATAAGTGGTACGAACTGTAGGTATACACCCCGCCCTTATTATCCCTCGCCACAAAAAGAAGGGGAGGGGGGGGGTACTTTCCCATCATACTTGCAGACGTAATAGTTGCTATGCTAAGTGTGTAGGTGTCTCTCTCCTTGGTGTGTGTGAGTGTGTGGAAAAAATGCACTTTGAAGAGTAAGTAAGTCTCTCCGCCCGAATATGAGTGCGCCTAGTGTGTGATGTGCTGGAAAATAGAGAGAGAAGCGCGGATACAATGCACAAATGAACTTCTACGGCCTTATTATGTTCCGTGTGTGTCTTCTTGCGTGTTTTTGTTATCCCTAGTGTATCCCTATGAGTCTTTATGGTGTTTCTACTATGAAAGGCTGATAACTCTCCGCCGAAAATGAAACCGTGTGCAAGTAAAACTCTTGTTATAGGGCATTTTTGAGCGTTTTATGGCATGTTTCCGTTTTGTGGTATACTATGTGCTCTTTTGTATTTGAGAGGCCTCTATGGTCAATTTTGAGCCTCGTTTTTTTGATAACTCCGCCAAGAACGGATAATGTGACAAGTATGCGCTTTTGTGGTGTATTGGTGTTTTTTGTTGCAATGTGTGGATAACTCATGTACCATGAGGAGTTTTTATGCTATGCTTATTGTAGGAAGTCGCTTAGAACTTCCGCCAAATAACACATATGACCGAAAACAAAGTCCAAAGTGTGATTATAAGACAAGCGGTAGGGTACGTCCCATATTGGGCGTGCGACGATACACTGAAGGATGCACGACACCGCTTCAAGATGCTGACTGGAAAATACCCTACGGACAAAGCTCAGCACACATTAGCCGTAGGAAGTTTCGAGCAAATCAATTCTATCGAGATTGATGACCTTGGAACAATACACGCACCAGCCGGAACGGAGTTATTTACACTCTAATAGCGGGAAAGTTTACACCCCGCGCAAATAATAAACATATGGCAAGAACAAAAAGCGGTGCACTGGAGATAACGAAAACCGAGGCAAAAAACCTCCGTCTACTCATAGAGCACTCATTGCGTGACATTTCATACAATGCTGGCGGTACGTTTGCCCTAAACCCTGGAATGGATGACGAGGTAGACGCAAAAGAGGTTGCAAAAGTTAAAGACGCGATCGAAACGCTGGAGTGGATTATCAAAGTAGCAGAACCCCTGTAACAATATGAAACACACTTGCACACAACTAGAAACAATGAAGAACAAACGCGGATATGCAACGGGCTTTCGTTGTAAAGAGTGCGGGAGATTTTCAGAAACACGGCGTAACATTGCATGGGGACTCGCCCAAGCATGGAATATCACGCTATTCCTTGGCTTCCTTTGGCTGTTTATGTGGTGTTTGTGTATCGTTGAGCCTGTTTGCTTTGCTAGTAACTTCTGATATATGTACATGCAAAAAGTTTCTAACTATAAGGTTTCCGTGCGCGTTGAAGTTCCGCTAGAATATCAAGGCACTATTGGCAGCAATCATGTCTACCTGGTACCCATTAATAAAAACTACACCGCAATAAGGCCTGATTTCGCGCAAGAATACAAAAGCGACGAAAAAAAGGCGGTTGCATATCTCGAACACGGAAACCCTACATATAATGGGATGGTCAGAATATACCCCGATGGTACCTTTTCGCAATATCGTGATGGATGTTTTTATGAGTACGTAGGAAGAGTCGCTATCTAATAAAAAAAATTACATGAAAACAATCGAAACAAAGGTTTATGAATACGATGAATTGAGCAAGGAGGCACAAGAAAAGGCCCGCGAGTGGTACTCGCAAGGAAACGACTATCCTTTTTTATCGGGAGACATGCACGAAACACTCGAAACACTCCTTAAGGATTGCAAGTGGAAGTGTGAAGACCCTAAAGTATATTATAGTCTCTCATACTCCCAGGGAGACGGCGCAATGTTTGAGGGCACTGTACATTTTACGTACAAGAAACGCAAATATATCGCGAATGTTAGACAAAGTGGTCACTATTATCACTACAACAGCAAGGCGTTCGACATAGTAACGGATAATGATGACCAGGAAGAGATATACAGCGAGGACGTACGCGCATATTTTAACAATAACTATGTTAATATGTGCGAGAAACTCGCTAAAGCGGGATATAAGTATATCGAGTGGGAAGACGCAGAAGAAAACATAGCGGAAAATATACGAGCGAATGAATATACCTTCACGGAAGACGGCAAGCGTTTCGGATAGTACCCCGCCCGTTCGCCTCAAGTCTTGAGGCGTTCGGGGGCGATATTATGCCCCTACTTCCTAGTAGTAGCACATTGACAATCTAACGCATCGACGAAAGCAAACATGTGGGGCGTTTTCGTTGGTGCATAAATAAAAACATGTACGGAATAAAAAGCACTGTTACGTTTTCAGAGTTTTGTGACGCGTGGTATAGGTTTGAGGATAGGCGAAACAGTTTTTCTTATAAAGGAAAGCGTGCGTTGTTTGATTATCTCGAACAACTCGCGGAGGATATCGGAGAGGATGTAGAACTTGATATTGTTGCACTTGATTGCGACTATACAGAATATGACAGCGCATTGGATGCAATGATGGAATACAGACCCGATGATATGCCATGCGAAGGGGAAGAAGGCGACGACCTCGGCGAGATAGAAGAGAAAAACGAAAAGGCTGCGTTGGAATGGTTGCAAGATAGGACGCAAGTTATCCCCGTTGATGGCGGCGGCGTTATCATCCAAGCGTTCTAACCATGAAATTGTACGCAACAACAACAAGCGAAAGGGCAACAAAGGGGCAAGGAGGGAACGACTATCTCCATGTGTCGGTTTGCGACGAAAGAGAGAAGGAGGCGGTGCATGTTTACATCACCAAACACGGGCGTATAGACATATGGAACAAAGTGACTGGAGACCATACGGTTACAATAGTGGGAATTGAGGACGCAAGAAAATAAAAAAACAAAAGGCGAAAAGCAAAAGACTCTATAATGAGTGAAAAGCAAAAGGCCGATAGACTAGGACTATCGGTTTTTTTGTTGCCCTAAAAATGCTACTTATTGCCTCAAAATTGAGTTATAGAGCACGCAAAAAGAAAAAAGGTGCATGGGTACTACTCCACCCCATAAACCCTCCAGGGGGCAATTTTAGCCCATCCAAGGCATATTGACAAAACAAAAACATGATTGTGTTATAGTCTTGACTTTTACATATTGTGTGTTGTAATATTTAGCGTAAAAAGACCACACTTTTCCGAAATTGTAAATAGCATAGATATGCCAAATTAGAAAAACTCCTCTAGGACGAGTTTCTTTTACTATGTGGCTACTACCCTACGTCTAAGGTGGTACAACTCGTTTTGAGCGACCATACCACGGCTCAACAAAGCCATTTACAAAAGAGTAAAAAAAATGTCTGGTTTTGAAATATGGTAAAAAAGACTTGCTTTCTTATTTGGTCCATGATAAGATGAAAAAGTAAGTTTGGTAATCACGTATCAGTAACTCCCGCCGAAAAAGGCGGGTTGTTGCT